CAGTTGCGCCCAGCTCAAATTTGAATTCCATTTGAATCTCCTTTTTATGTTTGATTGCTACAAAGTCCCATATAACCAGCGTTCCGACCCGACCAAAAAACCGGACGGGTCAAACGCCAGCCGTTATGGTGTTTCTATGTACCGCTTTCCATTGAGAAGTCCCGCCTTGTAGAAAAACGGTACTCCTGCCGCATGTGCCTGTGCTTGCAACCGCATTGCCCATTGATCATCAAACGGGCGCTTGCTCTTGCCGTTCTCAGGGCCACAGATAATCCATTTCAGATGACGTATTTCGTATGCGTTTAACTCGACTGGAGACAGCATAGGCTCAAACAATCCACCCACACTCCAACCATTCGCCGCTATTTCGATTACGTCCGGCATCCTGACATCAACTAAATGCTGGTTATCCATCGTGACCAGAATTATTACATTACCCATTGGCCGAAATTTTGGCATACCGCCAATACCGCTCAAATACGTTGCAGCGTTAGCAGGGCGTTTCGTGCAAATGATGTGAAAATCTTCTGACAGTTCCAATTTCTGAAATAACGCATCCCGCAAGCCATACGTTACATCCCTGTGAAAAATATCATTCCAGTACGTCCACACTCGCGGCTTACGATGGCCGGACTTCGGCAGTATTTCAAGCAACCGTTCAGGGTGTTCTACAATGGTGCCGTCAAACGGCTTTCCACAGTTGAAGCGCATTTGCATTGCTTCGCTCCAGCAATTCTGGCAGCCCGGGGAAACCTTTGTGCAGCCTTCCACCAGTGTCCGTGAATGGGTCCAAAAGCGGCCTTCCAACAACTCTTTTTCCAATAATTTCGATAGTTCCATATATCCTCCCTTTAACCATGCCCCTAAGCGTTACTCGGCAACGTCTCAGGCGGCTCTGGGAAATTCATCCAATGAGTGATATTGGCATCATCGATAGGCGCACCCATCAGATCCACCCACTGCTCTCCATCATGATAGGCGGGCCAGATCGGCTCGTTGCTGTCAGGGCTGTATGTCATTACGGTTGTTTCTGAATCAGGCAAAATATCAGCCTGTACCCAGACCGGGGCGCCTCTCCGTAATCCTGCGTCAAAAAAGAATTTCAGTTGGCCAACGGTCACTTTCCCGAAAAGCTGCTCCGGGGGACACTCTGACATGGCTACATAACCATTACTGCGGCACCAACTATTGAATTCGCTCATATCGATTGTCCTTTTGCTGTATTGACGGTCGCACAGTCACTCGGCGCCACCATTTCCATGCCGGCGGAAAGAAAGAAGAGTTGAGCCATGGGCCCGGGCGCATTTTTGGCGCATTCAAGGGTGGCCAGAAGCTCACCCTCACCGGTGGCCAACATCCGGCGCTTGATCGAATCTGAATATGGCTGCACTACTTGGGGATATGTTTCTCGGTATGCCCTGCGGACTGTTTCGCGGGCGGTTTCTAATTTATAGGCAAGTTGTTCGAGATTAGACACGGGATCCTCCTTCTTCAAAAATTGCATTAAAAAGTGGCTTCCAAATTTGCCCTGTAATGGGCGATCTTGCCGGGGTGCTGGTCTATGCCTTCGTGCCATTGGCCTCTGGCTTACTCGTAATAGCCCCGCTTCCGGTTTTTCTCTTCCACCTGGTACTTGATCATCATAGGGTTGACCATCAGGCCTTTGCTCCAGGCGCGCTTTACAATCTTCCTGATCAATGTCTCTGTTGAGCCGATCAGATCAAACGCTTCGTGAATTGCATGCTCCAAATTTCCAACCGCCAAGGCCTTGATGATTTCCCAGAGTTCAGAGGCCATGTGAAACAACTGGCGGGTGATCCCCGATTCATTCACAAACTTGGTTCGGGGAAAAGAATAGTGGGAACTCACGCCGCCTCCCTTTGCTTCAGGTACCCGGCATATTCACGGAAAATTTCCAGAGTCAGCTTGCCCCATTCCAGTGTTAAGGCTTTCATCTCTTCAAAAATTCCATTCAGCCAGGCTGTTTGCAGCCGGTCCCGTAAGTCAGTCAGTTTCCGGCGAAGCTCCACCTTGTGCTCGTCCAGCCAAACCCAAACACCGCCATCATCCTGCAACGTTTCCGGCCATTTATCGCGTATTACCTGATCAAGTCGTTGAAGCATTGATTTGTATTCAGCCTTGCATTGCTCGAACATGGCGCGCTCCTCGGTAGTCATGATTAATAGGGTCGATCTTCTTCATTGGTTGGTTTATGGATCTCAAGCGATTCCAGATACGCCCGGATCGGCCCATCACCGCCGCATACTCCATCGGGCTCTTTTTGACGAATCAGGCCTTTGATTCTTACCGTATCGCCCAGGGAAACCGGATCAAGCAACTTGTCACCAGGCGCATAAAATTCATATTTTTCTTCCTGCATTTGGTCACCGATGCCGGGCTTGCAGACATTAACCAGAAAGCGCTGGCCACCATCATTAAGGCCACTTGGTTGGTTGCAAACCTCACCCACCACGATGAAATAAGCGCGTTTCGCGCCGCTTTCGACCAGCTCAAAACCGAACAAGGTGAACGAAGAAAGAAAAGAACTAGATTGATCCTTCTGATATTGGGAATAGATCCCCTGCAGCTTGAAAAGGCCCTGCTTGTTTGATGCCCACAGTTTTTTCAGATCGGCAATGCTGCCTTCCTTGTCATACATCCGGCAGTATGCGGTCACATCACCGCTCAGTGTGCTGGACACGTCAACCTGAATCGTGACGTACTTTTTCTTGCTGTCTTTGGTCTCCTCGTCCTTGATCTCGGTGATCCGACCGGTGATGACCCCTTTGGTGAAGTGCTTGGGTACGCTCATTTCTTTTTTTCCTCCCAGGATGAACAGTGTAAAAACTCGTCAACTTCAATTTCTTCAGCTTTGCATGCTCCATCATCATTGTGATTACAGGAGATGAACTTGCATTTCTTCACTATCGCCACTGTCTTTTGCCTCCTTTGTGATGCGGTAGACGCTCGCAATGCTGATTCCCAATTCATCAGCGGTGGCTTGCTTGGTCTTGCCTTCAGCAATCAACTCCAGCACCTTCTCGCTCTTGTTTCTGGCGGTCGGCTGGCGGCCGGTATATGCCCCCTTGGCCTTGGCGATCCGGATCCCTTCCTTTTGCCGCTCGAGCATCATCTCTCTTTCAAACTGACCAATAGCGGCCAGCATCGATAGCATGAGTTTTCCGGTGGGGCTGGATGTGTCCAGGTTGATATTCAGAACTTGGAAAGAAACCTTTTTTGCTTCGAGGAGATCAACGATGTTAAGCAGGTGCTTTGTGCTGCGGGCGATACGGTCCAGCTTGCAGGCCACAACAGTGTCACCCTCGCGTACATATTCAAGCAGGGCTGCCAGCTGCGGCCGATCTTCCTTTATTCCGGAAGCCTTCTCTTTAAAAACCTTGTCGACCTTGGCCGCCTCCAGCTGCTCCATCTGGGCGGTCAATTCCTGACCTTCGGTACTTACCCTTGCGTAACCAATTCTTGCCATGACTGCCTCCTGTCGTTTGCCTCATCAATAATTAATCCCGGGAAGGGGAGGGTGAGGCGGCCCTCCGTTCGGTAGCTAGCCTATCCCCGGAAACTTATGGCCTGACGCCTTCCAGACCGTGGTAGCTGACTTCCTTGTAAAAGGAACAGTCAGGAACCGGTTGATTACTGCTCCAGGCAGTTATGAACTCCATACAGTACTGAGAGTTGATCAGTATCCCGCATACGCCTGTGCAACTTTTACATGGTAGATCTGGCATGACTTTTACCTCTGCCATGGTGATTGAGGTTTGATGCTGGCAGAATAGGTAAGCAGATCGCTCAGGCTTTTTTCCCCCCTACTTTTGGCCGCGATACAAAGCGCGAAAGCAACCGCGCCAGCTGGTATCCCGAGCACCAAACCGCAGGCCAGTGCGCGCCATCTTGCCGCTTTGTCAGAAGGTGCAGGCTTAGAGGCTATCGCCGCTGCTCTTTGGCTCTCCAGACCAAAGCCGCTGAATAAAACAACTGTCGGGTCAACAGCTTTTTGTGACACCGCCGGGGCGTTCAGAATTGTGGTTTCAGTCCGGCATTCCACATACCAACCAACCAGTAATAAAACAGCGATCAGGATCAATCTCCCTCTATATTCTCTCATGCTGCCCTCCTTGGTTTTTTGCGGCTTTTATTCCAGCGATCGATAGCTTCTAAAACGTTGTCAGACATACAAATCAACAAACAATCCCGGTCAGTCATCATTCCGGTTGATTCGACCAGATGCGGTTCTGAAACAGCGCCACTTTCGGCAATACGCATCAACAGGGCGTTCTGCGCGGTCAATAGCCGATTGCTCTCCTTTATGGCGGAGAGTGTTGCGTTCACCTGGAGCTCTCTTCCTGGAAGAGCTGGAGCAGGGTCCCGACATGGTGCAACAGATGGTGCCCGGCAACTTCCAGATCCTGACGCTCAGCAGGAGTAATCCGGCCATCCGCCATAGCCTGGGCAGATTTCTCCATCAGTCCGCCGAACTTCTTGACGGTTTCATATAATTGAAAATGTATGTTCTTCAGAGTTGGGGTTTCTTTGGGAAGGGGGATAAGAATGGAATTAAAGGCCTGTGCCAGGTATTGAATGGGGGCCAAGGCGTCCTCTTGGGCGGTGCCTAGCTTAAGACTTGTTTCAACGATCTTCTCAATCCGGTCCAGCGGGTTGAAAGCGCCGCTGTCCGAAAAGTCTAGAGTGGGCTCTTGCCACTTACTGAGTGAGCTCGTTGATAAATGTAACTCACGGGCGTGGAGCACAGTCTTGCCGTCGATACATCTCTGTAGTGCCTCGTAAGTCTTCATTACAATCCCGCCTTAAATTCGTAATTCATTTAATTAAAATTAATGGGTAGGGTCACATCATGAAACTAAGCAGCTTTGTCAATGACCTCTTCAGTAATCAAACCCTCAGTCAGTGCGGCGCGGATGATCTCTTTGATCTTTGGACCGGCTTCGCCGGTGTAATCACCCTTGATAAGTGCGTACACGGTTTTGTAGCTAAACTCTTCACCATTTGGATGCTTATGATCGCGGCACCATTCAGCAAGGAAGCCGCGAGGCTTACGAGTGAACTCAGTCCAGTCGTAATGCCCAGGGGAGTGAATGATTGTGTCCTTAGAAGTTTCTTGCATGGCTTTATGCTCCGTGTTAATTTCTATAGAATTTAAGCTAATATGCTGCGGAAGGCCTGAAAATGCTCTTGAAACCGGAATTGCTGCATAACTTGAAATGTTTCTTGTTCCATGGGAGGGCTCCTTTATGGCAAATGACAAAGTTATTACTTATGGAATGGACGGCAAAATCAAAGCCGCTTTGCTGCACGAATGTCTCCGTTGTGATAAGGGGATAATAATTGACGGACCGGCCGTAAAGTTAAACGAGCTCTTTTTCTGCACCTATTGCGGGCTTGATTCGCGTATGTCACTTGACATGGTTCAAACTGTTCACGATTCCTCAAATAAGCGTCCTTCACGGACCGCGGGGCATCGTTCACATACTTAAGAAACCTATTCACAGATTTTTCACACATGGCTTGCAGTTTTCTTTCGGCTCTATTCATCTTCCGCCCCTTCCTTTTTCTATAGACTTAACGACTATAGGAATAATCCCGAAAACAGGAATAGTCAATATAAAAATTACGATAACGGGAATTATTTTGAGCATTAAAGAAAACCTTAATAAACTGATGGACTTAAAGGGCATAAATGCTAAAGCCCTTGAAAAAATTTCGGGTGTCCCCGACTCTAGGATTTCCGATATCAGGAATGGTAAGACTCAGAATCCACGCATGGGGACTCTGAGCAAACTGGCTACAGCATTAGGAGTTTCTACGGATGTTTTGGTTTCCGAGAATATTGAGCAATATGCCGGTGATCTTAGTAGAATGAAGCGGGTAGGTGAAATGGAGGAGGAGGGCAGCATCTTAAAGTTAAAAGAGTTGCCCCCCTCAAAGCAGATGTTGGTTGATGAAATACTCAGAATGACGGATGAAGAGGCTCGGGATCTTGTGACTGATCTTCTTTTAAAACATCGGAAGGCGGACCAACGGCCAGCATAATTAAAAGCATAGCATGTGGCAGAGATATCCCTGACCAGGCTATTTGTCTAATTGTAGCGATAGTTACATGACTTTCCATTGATAAACCCTCCTGAGATAAAATTAAGAGGAGTATTTTAACTATTATCAAACACTTCGTAAGACAAAAATCGAAGGAGCAGTAAAAATGCATAAATTCTTAATCGTATTTATTCTGCTTATTGCCACACCAGTGCTTGCTGATACATTGAGCGCACCCAGCAATAGTACTCATGTTCTTGTTTTTGAAACTAAAGACAAAATGGAATATTTTATCAAAGAGTGTGCAGGTAAAGGGAATCGGTCTTATGAGAGAGACTGTATTGCTTGCATTAAAAAAATGGTGCCATCTGGTGCCCGTTGCTCAGTGGTTAGCAAAACATTTACAGCCAGAAAGATACGGATTATGACGGGTGAGTTTGTTGGTGTCGTTGGATGGGTTCCAATGGAAATGGTGCTGCCATGAAAATAATACTGGAGCACTGTAAAATAGTTATAAACTTGGTTCTATTTTGCTTGCTTTTCTTGGTTGTCTCGGGTTGCGGCGGCCCTTGCGACGGCCCGGATAAGAACTCTGAATACTGCAAAAACTTGATGGCCGAACAACAACCGCCAAATGCCGTAAATTTCTCAGTTGTGTGCTTGGATGATTGGGTTAGTCCCTCAACAAGCTGTTCAGGAACATGTGCGAGTCACCTAGGCGAAAATTATTTCATTCCAAATGGCCCGCTTTCGGCATGCCCAGGAGCAAGCACAACTATTTCGACTAAAACATATGTGGTTATTTGCAATAAAAACAGCAACGGTGATTATATAGCAGGGACAACGTGCACGGCCTGCGGGACTTTAGGAATAGCTATGAAATTATCATCTGTTTGTAATTAAAATGGCTGTCAGCCCCTATAAAAACAAAAAGAAGGAAATAGTCCCTGGAGCCTGGGAGATCATCTACTATCCCGAGGGCGCCAAGGGCAAGCAGAAGCGCAAGGTACTAAAAGATACCACCAAAGCCAAGGCTCAACTGATAGAGCTGGCCCTGATCCGCCAGAGCGTCCATGCCCCACCTCCCCACGATCCCACTGTCAACCACGTATGGCACGAATGGCTCAAGGATTATGCCCGCGACACCGAGGAAAGCACCATAGGCGATGTTACCTATGCCTCCGGCCGGTTATTGCCTTATTTCGGCAAATGGAACCTTTCTCGGCTTACGTTACCGCTCTTCAATGGATATATGGATAAACGGCGTGCGGATCTGTGGCGGCCCCCCATCAAAAACCCTGACCCGGAAAAAACCTATGCACCAGGTAAACCGACCAGCAAAGGCCGTATCAACACCGAATTGAAGTATTTCGGCTTGTTTTTAAAATACTGCATCAAAAAGAATTATATGCTGAAGCTGCCCTTCGATATCCCCAAATTTAAGAAATTGCCAAAGCGCACTCCAAACCTACCGGCAGATAAAGAGATAGATATTCTTTTAACCAAGTGCCATGACGATGCCCGCCTGGCAGTTTTATTATATAATGATGCGGGCCTGAGAAGGGATGAAGGGCTGAATTTAAAAGCTGAGGACGTATTCCTTGACGATGATGTTTTGGTCGTAATAGGAAAGGGTGATAAAGAGCGGCATGTGGCTATAGCAACTGAACGGCTGAAAGAATATCTGCGAGTACGCATCGACAAAGTAAAAACCGGATTGCTAATGCGGAATGATAAGACCGGAGAAGCTTATAAAAACCTACGCAAATCCATTGAAGGGGCAGCAGAGAGGGCAGGCATAAAAAAGAACATCTATAATCATTTGTTTCGGCATGCACATATGACAGGCCTGCATGAGCTCGGTGTTTCGGTAGTAGATATCCAAGAGCAAGCCGGTCATGCCGACATCCAAACTACCAGAAGATATGTCCAGTCAACAACCAAGCGAAGGGTGAACACTATAAAATGCGCCTCAGACACCGTGAGTCTAAAAAAACAAAATAAACAGTAAACTAAATAAGTTATATCCGCATCCACTGTTCTGGGGGTCTAGTGGTCGCTGGTTCGAATCCAGTCGCACCGACCAATAACCAAGCGGGTTTGAGAGCATTTCTCAAACCCGCTTTTTTTGTTTTGGACTCACATGGACTCACACGTTCCGGCCGCTGCCTCTTCTGTTTTTATTTCGGCATCTCCGGCCAAACCGGATTGGCTGGATCACAGATTTCCGGGAAATCCCGTAACTCCTGCCGGTATACCCTCCACTCCTCAAGCTGGTCGGCCGATAACGGCGCATCCGGCATTTGCGACCAATCCGAATCCGATAGCCGCCGATTACGCTCGGCGCGGATATCGATCAACAACTCCGCATTAGTCGGAGGAGGTGGCAGCGGCGCGGTAATCCGTTGGCCGGAAATTGGGTCACGCCGCCATTGCTGGCCCTGGACATAGGCTAGGTAATCCTCATCGCTTATTGTTATAGCTTCAGCCGGGATTTTACTCCCGTGGACCGCCTCAAAATAAAATCCTGTCGGATTACCCTCGGCATCAAATGTTGCATATGGTTTCATTTTGCTCTCCCTTAATTAATATCCTATTGCAAAAAATTCAGTTGCGATTGACCCGGACGAAACACTGCCCTGAAACTGCGCCGCAGTATACGCATGGACATAAACAAGATTCGTCACATTTGAATAATTTTGGCCATATACCCTGTAATTAGCGGTTGTAAATGCTACAGGAAGGCTGAAATATCCATTAATTGATGTAAGTGTAACCGCACCCCACTGAATGATTAGACCGCTTTTCAATTTTTGCCAGCCAGTGGCTAGGATTGTGCCGGGACAATTGGCATCAGTCCAAAAAGAAGTGCCCAGCTGACCCGCCAATTTCAGCGCGTCCCCAGCCTGATATCCAGGTGTACCAGCCAGGATATTGTTGATAAATGTTTCCAGGGCAGTCAGGTTTCCATCCTGTTCGGCATTGGTCAACCCGCGCGCCAGTTCCGAACGTTTGAGTAGATTTATCGGCATAAAACCTCCTATGAATTTGAGAGGAGATAATCCTCGCTGTAATAGTCCTCGCCCATATACGGCCACTCTGTATGTATATCGGTGGCGGTGATCGCCAGGGTGTCCAGTTGCGATCTATCACCAGGTGACAGATCTGCTGCGGTTATCTCTACCCGCTGACTGCCCTCAAATCCCAGGGTGATGGCATCGGCAAACTGTAACGCCTCGTTGTCCAGTCCGGAGTTGAATTTGAATATCCGGTGACGGCGGGAATGTTTGCCCAGGTAGTAGCCCATGACATGCATGGCCATGTAATAGTCGCGCACAAAATCAAACCAGAATATTTCCGGCTGGCCAGCTTTACGCTCGCCATAATATTGGATAGATTCAGCCATACGATCAGTGAGGCAACCCTTGTAATTTTCCGCGCTGCGAGCTTGGCTCCAGGCCCGATCGTAATGCAGAGCCATGACGTTGATCACCTCTGACAGCGGGGCTTTGCTGGTTTTTAGGCTGCGCTTGTTGCCGTCCAGCAGGCAGTTAGTGACGGTTTTGACCGGGGTCAGCACATCCGGCCGCACGATCAGTTTTGCAACCCCGAGCTCTTTTACAAACCAGGCACGGCACTGGAAAGCTAGAGAATCAAGCCAATATTGGGCTGATTTATATTCAGTGATGGCACCGTCCAGGCGATAGTTGGCGGGGAAAGTGCCCACTGTAGTCAGGATCGATCCATCGGCGCGGGTGAGGAGATCCTGCTCGACTGCCGATGGCAGATAGACGTTGCAGGTGCAGTCGCAGAGGATGGTGTGGGAGATGATCGAACGCACGGTGGCCGTGCCGATCAGGGCGATCGCGCCGGTTTTTGTAGCAGAGCCGGTTTTAGTTGTTGTCCCGGTTTTAGCTACGCCGTCTGCAGATGAGTAAGTTGATGCGCTGGAGCCTTGTTGCACCTCCCACCAGGTTTCTACAACGCGGACATCAACAGCACCGTAAAAAAAATCGATATAGGTGTTAGTGGCATAATAAATTTTAGTAATGTCGGTGAATGTATGCCAGCCTGAATATATCGTTACTTGCGCACCGCCGGTGTTGACCAATGTGACTGTTTCAACTGCCGACCCATTGACATAGAGTGTCGCGTTGATTGAATATCCCCCATTGTATGAATAGGTAAATCCGGCCCTGATTTTTACCGGATTGGCAATAGAAACAACTCCTGATCTGGCAATTTTGGCATGGCCACCAGCGCCATACGACATATATGTGCCGGTGTTGCTATCATAGGCGTAGGAAGGATTGGAGGGGCCGGATGTGACGTTGTAATCCGGGGTGACTGTGGTTGTTCCCGAAATACTGCCAATATGAGCGTGATTGCCCTGGTTGACATCGATGGTGTCGGCAACATCAATGGTATCCGCCACGTTGGTGGTATCGGCAATGCCCAGCGCCTCCAGTTGTGTTGCGGTCAGCACCCCCGGAAGAGATACAACTGCCAAACCATTGTATTTGCCGCTGGGGTGCTGGTTGGCAGACTGCCCGGTGTAGCGGGTGACTACGCTGGTGATATCGATCGGGATATCATCGATGGTGCCGTAGACGCGGGGCAGCGCATCCAGGGCCTCTGCCGCGATATAGAGGTATTCCGGCTTTACCTCCCAAACCGCAGCGCCTCGGCTATGGGTGGCTGCCAGAGTGCCATTGATGCCACGATTGGCCGTGATGGTATTACCTGTGATGGAGGTGATTTGCATCTGTTCGTCATCGATTTGGATTGTGGCTGTGCCTAGATTGGTAACATCGGACAGATCAAATGACACCGCCGCGGCGGAGATTGCAGCCGGTAACGTGGTGCGTTTACCGACATCCGCGCCCAGGGCTGGGAGCATGGATATATCACCAAAAACAATTGGGATCACCTTGCCGACATCGTTGGAATCAGCGTTCGGATAGGTTCTCACATCCAGCAGAGTACCGATGTTTTTAGATAACCGGGCGGCCTCATCCTCGCACTCGAGTCGCAGGGTAGTATCATCCATTTCAGGATGATTACGGATGTAGCCAGTCCATTTCAGCCGGGGAGGATCTGTGACCGCATTGAGGCCGTGAAACCAGAGATACAGCTCAACCGGATTTTGTTCCAGCTCATAGGTATTGGCCAGATCCCGCAGGTTTGGTGACGCATCCGGATCAATCAGCAGATCAACGGAAAAATCACTGACCTTGTATTCATTCAGGGTGCCAGTAATGCCGCTTTGAATCTTGCCCCAGGCTTTGACCAATGGCAGGGTCGGACCGCAGAAGCCGGGTACATCAAAAACATGGTCTGATATCCAATAATCTACGGCATTAATGGTCATGCGCCAGATCCAGCACGGAAACGACCCGGCCACGGCTGCAGATGCAGCAGCCCAGGATGCCGCTGTTGGTGAGGCCAGCGGGATCAGCTCTTCCAATTCAATGTCAATTTGATTTCGGTTTGGGCCGGTCTGGTAATAGTTTATCGGAGCGGTAAAGCGGCAGTTATGGCCGCCATCAAAATAATCCTCGCTGTAATAATCCTCGCTGTAGTAGCTCTGCCCGATGTGATCAAACCAAACCAGCATATGCCGCCCGGCGTCGACCGTCTCATATAGCGCCAGCAGCGCTGTTAAAACTGCATCGCTGACCTGGGTGAAAGTCAGAGGCCGGGCGATTCTGTAATGCAGGGCTTTGTTGTACACATACAGGCTGCCGTCGCTGGCCAGAGTCTGGGTTTGAATCAGCTCGGAGGAATCATCTGTGTTGCAGAGCGGAGCGTCTGGAAACTGAATGACGGTGGCACCATACTGCAGGGCGTTTTTCATGGCTGCACCCGCAATTGGACTTTTACCTGGTGATGGTTGTAGGCGATTTCTCGGATAGCAATACTGATCTGATTGAATTTAACCGTCAAAGCGGTACCAGCCACAGTATTGTAGGTAAAGGGATTGCTGGCACCTCGGGCAGAGTTGGCCCAGAAAAACAGGAACTGCTCCCGCTCGGCATCGGTCAGGCGCAGCGTAAGATCGATCAGATCATCCGTGGCCAGTGAATCATGCACGATCGGCACATCCACGGCGGTCAGTTCGCGGGGCTGGACTTTATCCAGCGATCGAGGAGGCCGCAGCGGTGCGAGGGTGAAAATCAGCGTCTGGCTGGTATGTACGAATGACGCCTGTGGCATCTAGTCCCTCGGGGCGTTGCCGAAATCAGCGCAGGCGATAATGATCACCCCGTTGCCAGGGGTTGGGTCCTGATGGGCCGGATCTGTGTTGAGCTCGTTGGTCAGTGGCGACAGGGCCGAGTACAGCGCGGGCCGGTCGGGGCAGTCGGTGCGGTTAGTGCATTGTGAACAACGGGCATCTACACTCCACATGGTGATCTCCTATGCAGCGCGTTTGCGCGAGTTGTAATCATTTAGCTTGGGGATCAGCTGCCGCAGTAGATCATCGGCGGTATTGCGGTCGGTGACGTTGGGGAGGCTTATGTTGAGGCCGCCTTGGATGGTGATACCACCACCAGATCCACCGGCTGCGGGGTTGTATTTCTCCGGGACTACAGCTTCGCCCCTGTGCAAATAGGCGTACCCATCGGCGGGGATATAGTTGGTGCCTACCGCAAAGCCACCCAGAAATGGTGAGTTGAGACTGGAAGGGAAGGCATTGCCGTTGATAAAACTGCTGGAGGATAGGGACGATGACGGCGCGCCACCGACGGCAGCAGCGCTAGCAGCCGATTGATATTTGTATTGACCGGCGGTGGCATCTTTCGCATAGATAGGCTTGCCGTTGGAAAAGCCGACAATATCCCCGGTCAATACTCCCAAATCCTTTTCATACTGAAGCTGTTGTTCTTTCTTTTGATTTAACTGAGATTGAAGCGATATCTGCTTGCTCAAGGCCGCTACTGCAATTATATTTCCTTGTGCCGTAGCCAGATTTAATCGTTCCTGAAGTGAAACTAGCTTGTTCTTGCCTTCACTGATCGCATTTTCAATATTGAGCATGGAAGTATCAATCCCGAGAAGTGTATCCCACTCATTCTGTAAAGCGCGGGTTTCGTTGGCAAGGGTACGAAGTGACTCGGCCTCTTTGTTTCTGCCCTCGATAACTGAAACTGACCGCTTTTGCTCCCAGACGGCAAGTGCTTCAACAGCATCCTGCTCGCCTTTCATGGCCTCAGTTTTCAATTTCAGATACTCGATGCTCTTCTTGTCCATCTCAACCTGGGCTTTTGCTGCTTCTTCATATTTCCCGGCAGTTTCCAGAACTGAGACCTTCAGCTTATTGTATTCTTCGCTACGTTGCCGCAGTGCCTCGATCTCTTTGTTGTTCAGATCGGTAGAGGTTTTTGCATAGTCGAGAGCCGCGGACTGCATGACTTCCAAAGCCTTACGATTCTTTGACAGCTCCTCCTGATATTCTGGAGATTCGGCACCTTTTTTTGCTTTGATAAATTCCAGAAGCTTTTGTTCCTTTTCAAAGTAAGCGCTGGCACTATCCAGTTTCTTTTGGGCTGCATCAAGAGCAAGCCGTTTTTCTTCCTCGTAGTAGTCACGGGTTGCAACCAGACCTTGATAAAAACGGCCTTTTAAGGCTGAAAGCTGAATCTCCGCCTGGGACTGGGCAATTGCAGACTTGCTATCCTCCATCGTCTTGAAGGCGGCCAGTTCCTTATTCATCAGGTCCATTTTGCGCTTGGTCTGCTCTTGCGAATCCGCAAGATCTACTTTGGGAGCCGCAGCGGCTGCACTGGCAACTGTATCGGGCTTAAAAGCTTTGATCTTGGCCATTTCGTCAATATCGTTTGTGTCTTTTGCGCCCATGACCCATGCGCCGGCCGCCAGAGCTGCGGTGACTGGATTAAGTAAATATTTCAAACCAGGCAATAAACGGGCTTTTGCGAGCCACCCGCCGGCGGCTCCAGCCGCGGCACCACCAGCTGCAGCGGTGCCAACACCGGCAGCCGCACCTGCACCACCAGCAATAGCGCCACCGGCCTGAATCAATGCAATTTCACGCACCACATTGCGGATATCCTTATACAGGCCCACTGTGGAGGTTAACCCTTTGATCAGCGCACCACCGACAAACAGGCCAACAAAAAGACTAGCATGCTCATACATTTCTTTGAGTACCGGCACCAAAAACTCAGCAACCTTTTTAAAATCCTCCCAGGCATTCTTGATCTTGTTCCCGATAAGCTCTTGGTGTGACTTTAGGTACTCGTTGGCTTTGCCCAGCCACTCCACCAGATCTTTGACTATGGCTGAGAACCCGGCACGAAGAATGAGGCTGACGGAAGTTTCCAGAGAGGATTTGACTGCGCCCCAAGTCAGGGATAAATCTTTAGAGGAAAGTCCAAACCCTGAGAGTTTGTCCCCTAATACCTGTACCAGATCGCCTGCTTGCTTGTGCTTCTCCACCCATTCGCGCAGAGGGCCTTGAACCGTCTTCTGCAGCATGCTGGCAAGCTGGGCGTTTTGGTCTACCTCACCACGAAGCAATGCTGATACTTCCTGCCGAAGCTGAACTTCATTCCTCCCATTGTTGCTATAAACCGCCACGGCATTTGCCAAGCGGGTGAAGCCATCCACCTGCTGAGAGTTGTTGCCATCCAAGACAATGCCTTGCTTGATCATCTCCTCTGTGATGGCCTGTAAATTGTTGAGGTTGAGAGTGGTGTTTGCATCTACTTTCATAAGAACGTTTTGCAGACCTTCAGCATACGACTTGGCTTTAAGGTAATTTTCAGCAACGTTCTCTCCGCCCTGAAGAGATGTAATCATGGCGGCTGTCTTGATCACTGATTGCTGAAAGGAATCAACCGCCTCAATGCCCTTGGCAAATCCCGCTACCAGCTTATCGGCGGCGAAGTAGGCCAGGAAGGCACCGCCCAGAGTAGTGACACGGCCTTTCAGTTTATCTATTGCGGTACCCAGGGTGTCGATATTCGATACCGCAGAACGGAAGGATCCTCCCGTTTGATCGTGTCCCGCTATGTTGAGTTGAACTGTGGCCATATCACTTTGCCTCTGGTTGCGGTTGAAGGCTCTTCAATTCCATCTCTATCCAGGCCAGGGTGAACATATCTTCTTGCGAAAGTTCGAAGCTGGCAGCCGCTTGTGCTCCTAATCCAATTTCATTCAAGGTGATCAAGATCCCGCGCACATTCAGTAGCCGGCGGGTATCATCTGATAACTGGTCAATCAGGGCTTCGCAGCGGTCTTCTGCACAAACAGGTAAATTTCCTTCTGATTCAAATAACTCTGCACAGGCTCTGCAGCTTACCTTTGAATTGTCCAATGACGCCCTAAGGTGAGCTGCTATTGCTTTTTTTCATCATCCTCTTTTATGAGGGTTTCCAATCCTTTGAGATCTTCATCATTCAGATCATCAAGAATGACACCATTCTCCAAGAAACCTTCTGAATCTGTTGCATATCTCAAAACGAAAGCGGCAAATTCCCTGCAGCGCTTCATCATTTTGTCACGGTTTTCATCGGTGAAGGGTATTGCGGATCCGTCCGGCATTTCCAGCCCAGGGTGCTCATGATCATCTTGCTTTCTCCAGCCGAGAACGGCCGCGCGGCCTAGAAAAATGTCATATAGGGAACTGTTATTTGCCCCAAGTTTTTTGGCAACGGAATCAGATTTCTGGATAATCTTTGATAATTCTTCTTTGTTGATGTAGCGGATGAGTATTTCGGTGTCTCCGCCATACAGGAAATGTTTTTCCGGAGGGGTGCTGAAAATTCCGACCTTTGCCATGATGATCTCCTTGTTCTCATTGAATGTTTAACCCAAAGGGTTAATAAAAGGGCGGTAAGGGGCGGCTATGGCGACCGCCCCCTGCCCTAAAGGAGGGAAAGGGCAGCCGCCAATCTGCCAACTAAGCAAGTGGATCTGTGGTGCGGGTGTTAATGACTGTCCACCAGAGCGGATCAGTGATGCCAACCATACCGGCAGGGGCTGTGGTGCAACCGTGAGCCGTGAACTCAAGATCCTCCATGATGCGGCCTTTGCTGTCGGCCGGGTTATTGTTTGTCATCTGCAGATGTGGGAACTGTTGCAAGTGCTGATAATAGTAAGGGGCAGCGATCAGTCCACCGGTCGCTGTAATGTCGAGTTTTTTACGGGTATCGTTGCCCAGAGCGGCAAGGTAGGTATTATTGATATGCTTGGCGAAACCCAGCGTCAGTTTCAAGATTGGCTGACCATCGTCAACTGGCTCGTCAATCAGGTCCTGAGGGCTGGTTGTGGTGGTGCGGTACTCGCCGGTATATTCACCCTTCATCGGGCGCTCCAGGCTCAGGGTAAACTTGTTGGGGTAGATGCGATCACCAACGGCCAAAGCTATAGCACTTTGATCGTTCATCCGGAATACCAGGTGACTGAATAAAACTGAATTTATGTCCGCTCCTGAGGGAAGAGTCACGTTCAAAAAACTGGCAGTTGTATTGGTAACGCTGTCTACTTCCTTATTTATTCCCTGAGTCGTGACTTTCAACTGCAGTGGTTCGGCACCTACTGAGCCAGAAAGCTCAATCTTGCTAATCTTGGCGGTTGGTACCTCCTCAATGTAATTGATCATATCCTTGGCAATCGTTGCCATCAGGCCCCAAGAGGATTTATTCCATTTGTAGATGTTCTTGTAAGCTATTGTGGCGCCCTGCTGGGCAGGCGCACCGGCAATGCCCATAAACAGCGCAAGCAGCACATCAAACCCTATATAGCGCAATGGAAACTCATAAGCAGGGTCACACTTGATCGGGCCAGGGGTACCATTGAGAGAAAAGGCGAGTCCTCGTGAATCATCGGTCACTACATCTGCCGAGCGATTCGCGCCGCCTGAACGAAACAGCAAACCATCACCAGCGGCGGCTGCAACTGCGGTTCCCCAAACAGCGGCCTTTTTTATGGCGAGTTTTTCAAGATTGCCGGTAATTGGCTGAGTCATTTCTTCTTACCTCCCTTTATTGTTTCTTCACCTGTGGCTGGTGCTTCACGGGTGAATAATTGATCAGCAAAATCCTTTTCATCAATCGTGTATTCCTCGCCTTTGCGGATCTCTCCAAACTTAAGTGACAGGCCGAGGTTGTCTTTCCCATAAACAGTTATGTTTGCCATACGATCTCCTTGCTGATCTTGATTTCCTTGACTAAGAAATAAACCGGATGCCCTTTGCCCTCATCATTGGCCGAATCACCAGGCTCGGTATAGCTAACCCGGCGGCCAAGGGTGGGATCCCTCATGATGGCATTTTCAATGGCTTCTTCGAATCGGATCAGAACATCTTGTGCTTGGTCTCGATCTTCGCAATGAAACCCACAATAAAGCGCCATCGTATGCTCCTGTGTACCAGTAGCATTGCTATCGGGCGATGCGGTCATACGGGGACGAGTGATCATTATCACCGGTAGGTCAGTAATGTGGATTTCCGATCTGGGCTTGTAACGGCGGATAACTTTGACAACCTTAGAAGGGAAAAGGGCGGCTATGCCAAGATCAGCAGCCAGCATTTCCTTCAGATATGTCAGATCGTCGGAGAAGGTCACTTGTGAACACCCTTGAATTTTTCAAAGGTTCGCATTGTGCCCAAACCAAGTAGGCCAGAAAGAAGAATAATAAGATCGCCCATAGGTATCTCTGGCATTAAGGGGAGAACGGACACATAGCCAAGGAGGAGGGCACCAACCTGCACCAACCAGGGCAGTAGTGGCTTGACCACGAAAGTGTAGGCCAGACCCGCGACGCAAACCCAACCTACTGCCGGCCGCCAACCGCTTTTATACAAACTGTCGCTTTTGGCCTCTTCCAAATTGATGGCGTTCTGCCCCTGGATGATTGTAAGGTCCAGGTTATTTGCGGCCTGTTCAAGCGCAGTTGTCATTTCTAATATTTTTGCTCGCTCTTCGGATGAAACTACCGATTCACCGGTGAACGCTTCACGAAGTTTCACAGCCAGCGAGCCGACTCCGCCCACCAAACCCTCTGCTCCACCTTTCATCAAATCTGCCCAGAACATAGCAAACTCCCTTATGCGATTATGCCCAGGCTGCGGGCCTCAGAATTAGCCTGTGCGAGCTTTTTAGGCGATAAGCCTACTCTTGATATCCATGACTTCCAAAATCCCTTCTGATTGGGCTTCTGGGCCAGGGTAAGATAATAAACAGTGGCATGCCCTTTGATCTCTTCCAGCAGTTCAGGCCCATTCACCTTGTTTGCTGCTGCAATAGTTCTTGGGCCAACCAAGCCATCCACAGCCACGCCTAAAGCTTCCTGCAGCCAGCGGCTGCCCATGCTGCCGGTGTTGACATCCTTGTCATAAATCCAAGTGGCAAGGTCCTGATCGGTGATCTGATCAAGATTCTTCCAGAAGTTGGCTTTATAGAAATCGAGCACTAATTGCTGCAGGACGTTGATCTGCTCGAGGAGGCCATTCAGATGTTTTGCCCAATTGAAATATTCGCTGGTGCCATATACTGGCTGTTTAACCATCTGGGCTTTTACATTATCGATGTACTTCCAGCCGCCCCATTTTCCCCAGAAGTTGCGAGCAATACCCTTATAGGTTTCTCCGCCCCGGTCCTTGGGGTTATTGGCATAGCCACCTTCGTGGCTCATTACTTTTTTATGTGCAGTTAAAAAGTCGCTCATGGGTGAGGTCCTTTATTATGTGCCGGATCATAATACCGGCGGCCACCTGTGCGCGGATCATTGCCATGCATAACGTCACATCGGGTTTCCAGAGCTGTTATTCTGGATTCATGATCGTTCCGGTTTTCAAATAATTCTTTGATAAGCTCTTTCAGCTCATTGATGGTTGACCTGAAATCAGAAAAAATACCCTTGACCGACCAGAGAAAGTAGCCGCCAAGAAAAATAACAACCAGGATTAGAAACCAGCTATCCACAGTCTTTAAGAAATCCGTCACGCCAGCCCCCTTTTTTGGATTTCAACCTGCAGTTCCTGCTCGATTGCGACAGCGATTCCGTTGCCCTGATTGAACTTGGCTAGTGCATCATCAATGAAAGCGCGTTTTCCAAACTTGGCGCTGCTGCCAGTGCCCTGGTGGATTACCGATGCATATTCTGCGGAGTCGTAAACTATGGCTTCCATGTGGCCTGCGGTGAATGATGAGCCGCCGCCGGACTTGCTTTGTCCTGGATCAACAAAATCGAGAAGCCGCTTCAAGTTGCCGGTGCGAACCGGTACCGGGTAACCACCTGAGTCAGTGAACCGCTTGAACTGCTGTGTTTCGCCGGACGATCTGGTGAAACCATCGTACATCTCAATCTTTGAGCCGGTTATTTTCTGGTACTGTTTACCGCCTTTGCTGGTGCGGGTTTCGTAGCTATTCAATCCACCAGCGCCATTCAAAAAGTCCATGGCATTACGATGGACACCCCTGACAACTTTTTTCATTCCCCTCTGCATAACCTGCGGCATATCGGCGGCCAGCTGGTTCAAGCCTTTGATAATCACCTTATCTCCGGATATGGTGACGTTGAGGGCCAGCATCAGGAATTCACTCCATCGAAATGAGAAGAACTTGATTGACCGAAAGCAGCGTCTGAGCCATCCGCAATGGCTCCGGAAACCAGTTTTGGAATAATCTTCTCAGCCTCTTCCTGGTAATCTTGACGAGCCCTTTTGAGTTGCAAAATCAGCATGCCGGTTTCAGGATCCACATTGCCGGACAAGCGGTTAATGCGTCGCTGTAACAATTCGGCAGCACTCATGCACTTCTCAGTGCGCTTGATGTTTGTTGCCAAAGAAGGGTTTGCCAGAGTGGAAATGCCAACGCGATCAGAAAGAAGCGCCTCTTGTTCATCAAGAATGGCTTGAATAAATGCATCGAAGTCGAGCGGATCACCAAAGTGCTCGGCCACAAATCCTAAATCTTTTATGTCTTGTGGGGATGCCTTGGTCGCCATATCAACCTCTGGGGGATAATCGGGTGCTCTGTAAAAAAGGGGAGGGTTACCTCCCCTTTTTGGTCACAACGTCCGATTGATTATGCGAGAGCCAGTTTCCGAATCTGCTGAACTTCGCCAACTCCGGCGTTGTACTCGCCGCAATAGGCAACGTCAGTTCCGCGCATAAGGATATCGCGATCGGTCTCGGCGGACAGATCAGACCAGATGCCGCGCTTCAACTTGCGACCCGCCAGCACAACGTAGTACTCGGTGAGGGACAGCTTGGTGCTGTATTTGCGGTTGAGGCCGTGTACTAGCTGGTTTTTGTCAGCATTCGGGCTGTTGAAGGTAAGGGCAAAAGCCTTTTCAATACGGGCCTTAAGGGTTACGTTGCCGCGCAACTCAAAGGTCTCGTTACCAGTGAGGGTGTAGCCTTTAGCGGCGCAAGCGGTGAGAATGCTGGCACAGGCATTGTTGATGGTGGTGATGTCGTCTGTGGCGAATGCCTGGGCCACTGCACCGGCCGAGATCAGTGCATAGTGATCAGTGGCCATCTTGTCATAGTACTTGGACTTGGCTTCCAGGGCGGCCTGGTTCAGATTCCAGTACTGCTGGTAATTGATCCAGTCGTCCAGGATACCCAGAGCTGCAGCAACGATCATCTTGTTCACGGTGGCCTTGCCATCCTGAATGCCGTACTTTTTCATACGCTCGCCGCTCTTCACCTCGGCGAAGGTGATCAGGTTGGCTACGTCCAGAATGTCGAAGTTGGTTTGCAGCGACTGGCGCATGTCGACAAAGTCGAACAGTTCCTCGAAACCAAAATCCAGCAGAGGGTCAACTACGCCGGTATAGAATACTCCGGCAGTGACCGGCTGGCGGTTCATCAGGTTTGGTGCATCGCTGGGGCCGGTTGCGCCTTTGGCTGCCATGATGGCAAACATCTTAACAACCAGCTCTTCGTCAACACCCATTTCCTTAGCGATCTCAACCGCCAAAGGAGTTTGCGGCATTTTATCCTGGAAAAATGCAGTCAGCAGTCCGCACAGTTTTGAACGACGCTCCCCGACTTCCATCTCTGCCATTTTGCGGCAGGACTCAGCTGTAAAGAGCTTGATGGTATGGCCGATGCCGCTTCCGTGAATGTTCATTGATTCGTCCTCCTAAAAGTTTTGGGTAAATGTAAGGGGCGGTTGCCCGCCCCGTTGGTTTAAATGACTGCCCGAGATACGGTGTAATCAATCTGGGTGCCAGCACCGCCGTTGCCTGAAAGGGTGACTGTGAGAGTGTCTGCTGTCAGGACTGCCTTATTCACAGTCACTGCATTGGCAGAGGCCCGAATGGTAGCGGTAGCTACATCACCTGCCACTGCACCGGTAACGGCAATAACAACCGTTGCATCAACATCAGCCTCAGCTGCAGAGGTGCCGGCGGCTATGATTGAGTGACTGGGGCCGGAAGCAGCGCGCATGGAAGGATCCAATACCACAAAGCCGGTTGTGCTTGGATTGGCCGCAGATTCACTGGCATAACCTGCCAGAATGCAACCGATTGCCCGAACATTGGTAAATTTGGCGTCAGCCGGATCCCAATAGATCTTCTGCCCACCAGTCCATGCTTGAGCGGCCACTTTGGCGTACTCGATCAATCCAGAGCAGACAAAGACGTTCTCTATATTGGCGAGAGCAGTGTTCTGTGCCAAGAGGACCATGCCGTTCAGGTAATAGATGGTGTCAACCGTAGTAAGGGCATTATGGGTGTATTTGATGGTGCGAACGTGACAGAGTTCATCACGAACTTTGACGGCGCCGACTCCGATAAACGGAATAGCTGCTACAGCAGGGTGAATCACGCCAGCCATGGCCAATCCAACGCAAAGAACGATCAGGGCAATGATGATCAGCCCTATGACAGTGAAATTTCCAAACAGTTTTTTCATATCTTTATCCTCCGCTTTTTAAGGTGAACGTTATGTTTCAAAGAAACCGGGAACGGTTTACTTACCGACAGTTTTGAAAAGCTCGTTGTGAGCAGGGTTGGTAAAATCCTTCTTGCCCTTGGTCTCCTGGCTTTTTTCTTCGCCTTCCTTGCCATGCTGTTCACGGTCGGACTGATCCTTGCCTGTGAAAATAGTATGGGTGGGGAATTTATCGCGGGCCTTTGCCTCATATTTGTCGCGCTGCGATTTGAGGCGGGCAATGGGTACGGTCTTTAGAAAGTCGGCTTCTTCCTTCTGAGCCTTCTCGTCTGTACCGATCTCCTCAAGGAGAGCCGCGAATTTGACGGTATCGGCAATCAGATCGTTCCGGTATGCCTCGCCATCGGCGGCTTTCCCTTCCAGCTCACTGATCTTTGCATCCTTTTCATCAGCCAGAGTTTTGATCCCAGCGGCGATCTGTTCTTCCGTGGCGGTTTCGGTCAATGACTTGAGACCGAGACCAACCAGCATTGATACAAGCATCTTCATAGTAGGTTCTCCTTTATCCTTGGTTTCTTGATCCTTCATATTTTTTTGTGATGTAGCACCAGGCTGTGCACCAAGCCAGACCAACGAGCCCTCAAGGGCTTCGCCAGGGCAGCAGTATTCCCAATAAAGGGCAGGGCCATTTGGATCTTTCCGAACAGCGGCCAAGTCGGCAGCGGCAAAACCAATGGAACAATGGCGAGTAATGCCGCCATCAATCCACTTGAGCCATTCTTCACTGCTGGGAGTTTTCAGGGTGTAGAACCAAGCCCATAGACACTTGCAGCGGTCTAGACCATCCGGCATGCGGGGGTTTTCCCCGGTAATAGATTTGAACTGTTCTATAGTCATTTCCTCGGTTGATGCTTCGAAGAAAAGACCGGAGCCAGTCTCTTTGCGGTTGTGGCCGATCAGGAGTGATTTACCAAGAATGGTTTCTGCAAACTGATCCAACATAGCGTCAGGAAAACGCTCGTTGTCTCGATCAATGCAGTTATGGGCAAGGAGAAGCTTACGAGTATAAACTTCCTCTACCTTAAGAGGAGTGAGGGCATACTGGTTGATCTTAGCAAGCATCTCCGGTGTGCATTCGGCACCCTCACCAATGGACATCTTTAGCCCAAAGACCTTTTGTCGGAGTTTACCCGACATTTTCAACACCGATTTCCTTCCCATCGCGGTACCAGATACGCTTGAGGCCGTCGCGGTGGGTGATCATTGAGGTAGCACCTTCCTTATCAAAGGCAGGGGTTTTGGTCTCTTTGGCAACAGCAGGAACTGTGGATTCTTTAGGGAGATCCTTTTTTATGTCATCATCTGACGGCAGATCAGCAGCTTTCTGTTTCTGCACTTCAGCCCATGCCTCGTCACGTTCAACTGCAGTTACATCAAACCCAACAGCAAAGGAAAGGGCGGCTGTCTGTGGGGATCCGCCTTTTGTGAACTCTTCAGGTTTCAAAGTGGCAATTGCCGCGATAAGTAAAAGTAATTTTTCCTTGTCCATTATTGTTTCCCTCCGAGTTTGTTTGCGCCTTTGAGCCCCTCAATACCGGAAGAATTAAAATCCTTCTGATTTGTGGAGGTGGTATTTGTTCCCACTTTCAAAGTTGCGCCCTGCTTTGGCATATCGAACCTTCGTTTAGGAATCTTATTTGAGCAATGACTGCCCAATACCACGGAATCAATGTCGCAGTTGGGCGAAGTGCGACACTTTTTGAAAAACAATAAAAAAGCCGGAACATTTCTGTTCCGGCCAAATCCTCTTCAATGTTTTGTTAGAGTTATACAGTCTCGCTTACAGCTGGACGTTTTGAGCATCGGCAACGGGGATGGACTGTTATTTTTGGGCAATCATCTATATCGTAAGTTCCTTCCAAAGCCTGACAGATCGGGCAGGCATCCGGTGCCGCAACAAAATCAACTTTTTTCAAATCCCATGCCTTCCATTCATTGGTTTTAGCCGCCTCGGCTGCATCACCCATCTCGGTTCTTGCCAGTCGCTCCCAACTTGAATTCTGATCCCCGAAAAGCTTATTCAGCCGTTCGGCTACATTGAGCGGATTTGTACCGGCAAGAGTGTGTGCCTGCATTTCGGTGATGATCTTGTCCTTAACAGCGCGGGTGGCGTTATCTTTTACTCGCTCGAAACCATTGCGGATCAGTTCGTCGTAAATCTCCTTATTTTTGATGATGTCGAGAATCGGCCGATCTTTGCCGATCATCTGTGCCGCCTGGATCAGCCCCAGGCTGTAGGACTCCCCATAATACATCTTGAGAGGTGAATCGGGATTGTCGAAGGCATAGTTTCCCGTGTAATCCTCCATGGCCTGAAGCACCTGAGCACGCTGTTCCTCGGAAAAGGTAAACGCATCATCTCCAGGAGCTTTAGTCATGCCAAGAGCGATGCTCGTCGGATCGAGTTTGCAGATAGTGAAGAGTTTTACTGCAAATTCGCGCCAATCAGCTTTTAGCCGATTTTCATAAGCGGTTTCTACTTTGTCTAATTGCGGCCATGGAAAAGGCCTGGTTTCCTTGCTGCCGTGGAACATCTTCCCGGCTCCGGGGAAATGCTCATGACCGCACCCACAGGCTGATTTTTTAGGAGTGTTTACGGTGATAGTTTCCTGAGGTTTGGCAGCACTGCCCATCTGATCAGCCTGGGCATTGAGGAAACGAGCCTGCGCCTGTGCAACCAGGTCGCGGAGATTCGGAGTTTCAAAGACAATGCCCCAATCTCCGGGCCTATCAAGAGAGGTGGTGATCGTTTTCCACGAACGCCCCCGCATTTTCAGCATGATTGACAACATACGGATCAATTCGGGCAGCATGGCCAGCTGCCTGATTTTGGCATCCTGTAAAGCCGCTTCCACTTCCAAGCCAGCCATACCCTGAACTGTTTTGCTGCCGATTCCCAACATCCAGGCAGGCAGGCCGGTCTTGCTGACGATCTGCTCGAGTACATGACGGGCCGGTATTTCCAATTCCAATACCTGACTATCCGCACCGATGACCTTTATTTCCATTGAGGCATCAGTATTGACTGCGCTGATAAAGTCGGCACTCTTGCCGGCGCGTTTGGCTCTGATTGCGGAATCAAAATCTGTCTGTATCTTCAAACGGCGGGCTTCAAGAGTATCGCCGGTCAAATCCTTTTTATTGGTTTTGTAATTGACGTGATAGGAAGGGTCTCCAAACCGCTCCCAGACGTTGCCCAGACTGTTCTGCATGGTCATGAGCAATTTAGAGCAGAACTCCATGGACCGCATCAGCGAGACTCCGTAGGGGTCGGAATTTTCGTTATTGATGGAAAAATACATTTTGTTGGCCGGATTGAGTTTTGCCTCCCAGCCGGCATTAGTTTGAACTGCCTGGTTATAGTTGGCGTTGATGATCCGCTCCACCAATGTGCCGGGCGAGGAATAGCGAGTGACGCCTGCGGGGATAAAGCTGTTGGCGTATCGGTACCATGGCTCGGTTGTACCCTCGGCTGTCCGCCGGAAAATAATCTGCTTGGAATCCGGTACCCGCAGACCCGCAATGTCATCAAATTTAGGGGTAGCAAGAAACTCGGGCAGGGCAAAACCCTGTTCAAATACCTCATTGGTGAAGTTTTCCAAAAATGCATGAATGCCACGCTGGTGATCATTCACCGGGACACTTAGACAAAAATCTTCCAATTCCTTCACCAGGGCCGCATTGTCACCAATGATTTTGACGGTGCCATTCAGGCTGATCAGCCGGCGGATCGCCGAATCAATGATCGGAATACCTTCCCGCAGCGCCTCGTAAAAATCTCCCGAAACCTTTCGCAGGTAGTAATCCTGAAACCAAGGAGTGAGCGGGCCTTGAGCTGCCGTGTTGGCATACTGGCTTTTGTTGATGGAGATATCAGTCGGGGCCTTAGCTCTGCCTATTTCAAATCCGAATAGTTTCATGCGGTCACCTTTTTGCGCTTAGTAGCCGTAGCAGCACGGCGTTCATGCCTATTAGCCGCGGGCCGAGTGGCTGGCGCCAGAATAAGATTATTGACCCCACCTAAAATGACGATCTGCATTGATTCTCCTTAGCCACAAGCAAATAGATCTTCGGTCTCTACACCCAGAACGCCGGCAAGCTTAGCCTGACGCTGTGAATCAATAAGATGGTCATTGTCCTTGCTATATATCCGCTGGCGTTCGCCCTGTCGGCAGGTGTGGTTGGTGTAGGCGGTGATGATGTCCTGATCTGCTGGGTATTCGACTTCTTGACGCTGTACTCTTCGGACAATCCACTCGGTGGCGAGCTCTTTGAGAGTTATTTTGGCTGGTTTACCGCTTTTGCCGTCCAAAATCTCATTGCTTTCTTCGTCAATGTGATCAGTTGTTGACTGAAACATGAAGCCTTTTAGCCGGTCGTCATAGTCCTTATGCGCGTACAGCTGGGTGCCTTGGAGACTATGGGCAACAGCAGAACCGGCATTTCCGTGGTCAGTTCCCCATGAAATTGATTCCTTTGGCCCGAATAGATCATCCATGGCATCAAGCGCCTGCTCTTGCTGGTCATAGGTAACCTGTTTCAGCTGTAATCTGGCCACCAGGCGGTCACGCTTCCCGATCACATTCCAAATTGTTATCTCGGTTGGATCAGGTGAAAAACCGAAGTCACCCCCTCCAAGTTTTTTGCCGGGGACTGCATTAAAGAAACTCCGGATCAAGCGTTTAAAATCGCTATCCCCATTTGCATCAAAATCAAAGAAGGTGCCGGCAGTGTAGGTTTCGTCCACCAGCGTCTTGTGCCGCGGGGTTGGCCCATCGTTGCCAATTTCGTAATCACAGCGGTAGCCTTCGGCAGTTACGCCGCCTTTCCCGGGATCAACGATAATCTTCAGACAGCGATATTCGGGGATATCCTTCACGCACTGCTTGAACTGGTGCCACGGGAAAACGGTATTAACTGGATCCCCATGCTCACCATCCACGTTGTGCCTGAAGTCCGGGCCATCCTCGCCACCATAGCGGCTGATATAGTACTTCTTACGCTGCGGGCTCCAATATGGAGCTGGCATCATCCGTTTGCTCCAACGATACCGGGTAAAAAGCAGTTCCTTGGGCATATCGCTGTCTTTGTCGCTAATCTGCTTATCGCTGGTCAGTCCTTGGTTATCAGCAGCGGGCCATGTGGTCTCGGCGCACTCGGTCAGCTTATAATATTCAGTTTCACGGTCGCCATCAGGCACCGAATAAATACGGGCCACACAACCAGGCTTGACCGCGCGCCAAAACTCGGACCACGTTTTTTTGTTCTTATCCTTGGCCGCTTCATCCTTCATGACGTAGGTGCGGGCATGTACTCCGCGGTAGGCATTGCCGTCATGGCCAGAGGGGCGGAAATCAAGCTTGAAACCGGTCTGAAATTTGAATTTTGTATAAGGCTGTTTTTTGTAAGGCCTGATCAATCCGTTATAAAGCACGGGGTTATAATCCAACTGTTCAAGCATCGCCTCGATAATCTCGTCCAGGTGTATTTGCAAGGGTGCCCCGATCAAGCCAGAGCCACCGCGCGCGGTAAAATGCTTCCAGGTGCCCCAAGCGACAATCTCGCGAGTTTTGCCAACCTCGGCGCCGTCCTGGTGAACTACGCTGCCGGGATCCATCAGGCTGGGGATTTGATAATCAAAAAACTGGTAGGGGTCTTTATGATCTGGATCTTCAGGCTCGCGCAGAAAAGCAGTGCACCACAGGAGCGGGTCGGAGCTGATAATGGCAAGCTGGAAATACATTAAGCGTTCGTGGCGGTCTTTCCCTTGAATGCCTAGATCAACTGGATATTCATCCCGGGCAATCTGCTGCCAGCTCCAATCAATTTCCTTCAAGGTCCTGTCAAAATACTCCTGAGGAACTATGATTCCCTTGCCAAGATCAGCCGGATCGTAAAGCGGCTCCATTGGAGGAATTACAATAATGCCAGGATAGGGGACCTTTTCGAGTTGGTCCGTGGAAGGATTGAGCAGAATCACTCAGTTCCCTTTTTTTCTTTCGCGCGGGCGAGACCACCAGCCGCGGCACTGAAAATAGTGGCCAGTGTTTCCTTGGTATCGTCGTCTGTTTTCTTTCTTTCAAGCGCTGCAGGCGTGATCATGAAGTCTGGCAGGGTCACACCAACCGCTTTGAGCAGATTAGCGAGGGCCAGCAAGGAAGGATTGGGTTTGATGGCATAACCGATTACCTTGCCATTCTTGTCCATCTTTTCATCCTTCATATAGACGCCGAATTCCAGAATACTCCCCTGCAGCTCGTCTATTACCTGTAAGGACTGCCCCAACTGCAGGGAAACAACATCCTTAAGGTCTGACAGGTCTCCATTGCTAACCGCGCGGGAAACAGCCTCGACACAGGCAAGCATGTATTCCTTATCCAGACATTGCTGCCCGGGCTGAGTGGCGCCATCATCAACCAGGGTGCAAGGATATTGCTGGCAGGTAGATTTGCAGGGTTTACCAAGGTTAAGGATGCGAGTCCGGGCATGTAGGCCATGCTTCCAGGCATTTTTGGAGCTGGATGCTTTACCGGCTTCCGTTGTCGGGCCGGTAGAGAGTGCTGCGGCGTCCCGGCGCTGTTGGAGTGCCTTCGGGGTGAGTGTGTAGGGGCGTTTCTTGACGCGCAGGCGTTCAAGAGTGGGATCAGGCGCATCATCGTCAATATCCCGGAGGAGTTGTTCGTATTCGTGGAGTAAGCCAGGCTCACCATTATCAATAAGCCGGCGAAGTTCGGCAAGTCTGCTTGTTTTGTCTTCACTCATAAAAAAAAGCCCTCCTGGGTGGATTCTTTTCCACGCCATGCAGGGCTTCTTACCAGATTTAAAGGTCTTATTTAGGCAGGTAGGGACATTATTTCGGTTTGTTTGTACTCACGCCATGAATTATCCTTCTCACCTGCCGGCACTTCAGACGATATTTTATAGCCAGTTCCTCATAATTAAATCCGGTGAACTCATTTTGAAGCCGGCGGTTTCTCTCCGATCGGTAAAGATCCTGCAAATCAGGGAAGGTCAGGCGGAGACCTCCGACCGTTTCCACCATGACCTTGATTATCAGAGGGGCCATATTCCCGAACTCGCGTTGGAACCTGCCAAACAGTTCTTCCACCGCTTCCTGGTTGCCGGATCTAGTCATCATCCCTCCTCGATCTCGTTAAACCGCTTGTCAGGTATTGCCGTTCTCCGTAGGTGCCGGTCGCTTACTGCTATGTAAGGAATGGTGGTTTTCGGGTCCTCATGCCCCAGGGCAAGCTGGACCATCAACAAATCCATGTGATTGATACCGCAGCCGCAGCGCGGGCACTTATCATCACCACTGTCATAAAGATCGCTGGCAAAGGTCGACCGCATTTTGTGAGCAAACACATCGGCGGAATCAAGGCCCACAATCTTGGCATATTTTTGAAGGATATCCTGGGCGCTATCGACACTTAGCCGGGTGTAATGCTGGCCTTTCAAGCGAATGAACAACGCATTATGACCGGCATCTATTGTTTGCCTAACTAGGATCCAATCACGAAGGGCTTTAGATGGGTTGCGCCGTAAGGTGATGGTGCGGTCTTTGTTGTTTTTTCCGGCCTTGAATTGCAAGCGGATGTAGCCGCCAGTATCATTGAGTTGATTCAGATCCAGATTACATAATTCAGAAACGCGGGGGCCGGCGGCATAAAGCGTTTTCAGAAGGGCCAGATCACGCAACCCCATCAACTTTTCCTTGTCCGGAGCCCCAAACAATAAGCGGAGTTCTTCCGTGCTGAATTTTTGCGGCTGGCTCGCCTGAATCCGAGGGGAGGGGACTGCTTTGGTCGGATCCGCTGCGCGGTGACCAGCGTAAACCAGCCACCCAAAGAATGAACGCAGGGCTGAGAGCTTTGATGCGCGGCTTTTGTTGCTGACATTCCCAAAATCATAGAACAGAGCTTTCATCCATTGTTCAATGTCAGCCATCTCCACTGATTGTATGTCAAAAACGAGCTGAGAGGCCAGCCAAGCGAAGAACGAGCGGGTAACCTTGGCATACTGTTCCACTCCTCGCGCTTGCCTTCCACGGACGATAAAGAGCCATTCCATCCAATCTGCTATGAGCCGTTCAATCTCGTTCAAAATCCCCCCGCGCCCCCCGCTTTTAGAATTAAATCCGTATTTTTTGCCTTCTGACACTTGAAAACCCCCTGCACCCCCGCATTTAAAAAGGGTTTTAGAGAATGGGCTCGATAATTGTGAGCTATAGGGGGGTGGTTTGACCAAGCCTGTTCAGCTTTTTGATGGGGGGTGGTCTCATCGGTTTTATCTCCTGGCCTATCATTGAATTTATGATGATGTGAGAAGGTACCTATCAAAATTGAAACTGAATCCTTGTGACACTGGTGGAGAGCGATTGACTGACTCTCACTAGACCACGCCCTACTGAGATACTTGATTCCGTCAATCCAGTTCGATTCAAGCTGGTTTTTATCTGACCCTCGACCACAGCCTGCACAGGGAATGTATGAAGCCTTATCGGTACTGACGGAGAAGCTTGATTACTTACTAAAAGAAATACTCCATCAAATACCTTTTTTAGGGACTAACTAACGCCTGCGGCTGGCTGATCCCTGGAACTGATATACGAAAGTCTAAGCGATTCGTCTGAGCCAGGGGTGTATTTTAGCTTTCACCACTTTCACCACTTGCCGCAGATGCCCAATCTATGCTAGTTTACGCATTGGTGAAAGCTAAAAATACGCTGGAACTTTCACCAGACTTTCACCAGACTTTCACCAGACTTTCACCAGACTTTCACCATAACTAACTAACTGAAATAATTAATAAATATATAGTAAATGGTGAAAGTAGTAAGTGTTTCAAAAAAATGCCCCGGCACCCTGAAAAACGCTAAGCAAAAAAAATGATGATGTTGCAAAAACACCACGCTTTTCAGCTGACCTTCTCTCCTCATTGTTAGAACGGAATACATAGTTCGAATAGATCCGCCAGAATCATTTCGAGATTTAAGGCTATAACGTTCAACCTCCGATGCCTCACCATGTCTTTCCGCTTGAAAGCCTCCTTGGCACGTTTCCGCGCCAGCTTTGCCCGAGCATCATACTTCCAATATATTTCATCCAACTCTTTATCAATCTCCTGCAGCGTCAAATCGTCTCTAATAAACTTGAATTTAGTCATAGATCACCTCACCCACACATGCTGAAATTTGAGATAGTTGTAACCGCTGGTGGTTTTCCAGTACATTCCCTTGCCTTCCTTGGCGATCAGTTTCCAACCGCCCTTCTCCAGTACCTTCAGATCGTTCTGGAGCCGCGCACCGAATACCGAGGCCTCAGGGTAAGGGTTGCGCAGCCCGTTGTTGCGACAGAAGCGGTCCAGCGCGTACACGATCTCTTTTGACTGCGCCACAAACTCAATCGTTGAAGTCTCATACCGCTCTCCATCTATCGTTTGATCCTGCGGGATGGATTTATAAAGAGTCAGGCCATATTCCGGATGCTCGATCTTAAAAACCTTATCCTCATATCCTGAAACAATCTCAGGTTCTATAGACTTTCCCTTAAAGAACATCATGTATTCCCGCACCAGGCCATCAAACAATTTGAGAATATTATTGCTGGAAACCTCAGTGTCTTTTGACTTGGCGTTCTGCTCCTGAATCCAGGCATCACGGATGTCTTTCTCAGCCATGTCATACTTGCCGGTGTCATCTTTTAAGCCGTACATCAAATCGTCTTTGCTGTAGAGTGGGATGTACTTCAGCAACCGGTTCAGGATCAGCGAGAGCATGGCCAGATATTCGTTGGTACGGTCCTTGGAATGCCCAGGGTAATCAACATTCAGCACGGTCATGTACTCGGTCAGGCGGTCTATATTCACCAGAACCTCGCTCTGGATGAACTTGATGAAGGCTGAAAGAATCAGATCTCGCTTTTTCTTCAGCTGCCGGAAGGTCTCGGCCTTGTAAAAGTTGGTCGAGGGCCACTTGCGGCGGTCGAACCAGATATCATAAATGCGGGATATCAGCTCAGGCAGGGTGAAGGGTTCAATGGCCGTGATGCAGATCAGCGCCCTGGGGCGTTCCTTGATCGTGCCACTATCGCTGCCACTGGTGCGCTTGGCCTTGCCGCCCCTGGTTGCCGCCAGCAACAAGAACTTTTGCATGGTTCGGGTCAAGTCCTTGCTTTCCAGATTGTCGATCACCAGCAGCGGGTTCTGTGCCGCCATCGAATACGCCGCGGCGCCGGTGGGATCCTCGAGGGAATCTTTGCCATACAGCAACGATGATATCAGCTCGGCCGTGGTCGACTTGCCGCTGCCGGCCGAACCTGCAAATTTCATGTGAGCTTGAACGCTGGAGAAATCAGTCATGAATGCCGACAGCAGCCAACAGGCAATGAAGTAGCGCTGTTTCTTGTCGCAAGCCATGTTGTCAATTACCAGCGACTTGAATAAATCCATGCCATCTTGAATATCGGCATCCGGAAGGAAATTGAAGGGCATGATCTCGGAAGATGATGATAGCAGCACATGATCATCATTCATGCCGTTGGTGATCTCTTTGATTCCCTCGGACGATATCCGCAGGATGGTATTATTCGGCCCGTTCAGATTGCACCAGATGATTCCCCTCACATCGTCGGTGTGCACCCATTGGGCGCGATCGATGCGCCGGCCATGGTTATAGGCGGTACATTTAAGAGCATCCCAAACCATGCCCCCCGGGGAACGGGTATAAAGCAGCTTGGTCAACTTGTGCATCAAGGCATTGAAAGGCGTGTTGTTGCTGACTTCGTAAGTCTTGTTCTTGTAGATCAACCAGACGATATTTGAAGCATCCCAGTAAAACCGGCCATTCTCTGAAAAATACTTGTAAATGATGGCTGCCACTGCATTCGGGTCGGCATCCTTTGCCGAATGATTGGCAAAATATGCAGACACCCGGGTATAGAGCTCCTGGGAGAAATCAAGGGCCTGCTCGATCGCCTTTCGAGTAAAGCCCAACTTTTCCAACTTTTCCATATAGATCAGTTGTTCCATCTCGCCGCGGCTGGCCATCATCTTGAAAACATCCCAATCTTTCAGATGCTTGCTCTTCTCCTCAATGGTCGACAGGTGGGCGGCCTGCATGATCTCCCAGGTGATAAAATCAACCGAATCTAGGATTAACTTTTGAACCTCTGACTTGCGGTTGATATCCGCCGGCAGATTTTTAAGAAAGGAATCCGGATCATCATTGGAAACGCCATAGACCAGGATGCGAATATTCATTTCTGGCAGTGTGCCGCAGATTTTGCGGATGTACTTATCTCCGCCTTGATCGTTATCTACCCACAAATAAAGATGTTTGCCGCGGCAACGATTACCCAGGGCCTTGACCTGTTCGTCTGATACCTGGCCGATCATGGCCATGACATTTCTCATTCCGGAATTAAGCACCTGCAGGCGATCATTTTCACCCTCAACCAGAATGATCTCCTCATGCCGATCGAGAACGTCCTGCCCATAGAATAACCACCCTTTGCCGCGCTTTTCGTTGGGCAGCTGATAGGACAGCTTCTTTTCTGGATCCTTCATGGTGAAATGCAGAACCTTTTCCGCGTAAAAATGAGGGTATATGACCAAACCCTTCGAGAAGAAGTCGAGGGTTCGGGAGTTGCCTTCACCCATATCCTTCAGCTTGGCCAGCCCCGCCTCAATGATTTCCTCGTCCGTAAACTCCAAGGCCCTCAAATGGTCGAGCAGTTTCCCATCCGACCAGCCTACCTTCTCCTTTTTCAGCACATCCATTGAATGGCCGCGCGTTTCGGTCAGATAAACCTTGCCGCCGTTGTCCAGCATGCGGCCGTGATAATAATCTGCTGCCAAAGCTTTGACTTTTTCGGCGCGCGAGAAACGCAGCTTTCGCTCGGCCCCCTTCTCTTCAATGATTATGTTCGCGATAGCCGCCGCGCGCTTGAGCGCTTCGGCGGGTGATTCGTTGTAATACCTTTCCAAAAACGTGAACACGTCACCGCCTTTGTCACTGCATTGGAAGCAATGCCAGGCACCTTGCGCTTCGCGTATGTTGAAACAGTCATGACCATTACAAAAGGGGCATTTCCCCAAAAACAACTGACTGCCGGACTTCTTTGTGGCCTCACCGGTGGCATCAGTGATAACTGCGGCAAGGCTATGGATTGCATCTTTAACGCGGTCAAAATCGCTCATTGTTGCCTCGTGGTGACTGTAATAGTGAGAACGGCAGCAGCTATCCAATAAATGCCGCGGTTATAATCTTTATTTTTCAGGTAGACGATTGCAGAAAGAATATTGAGAGATACAATAATAGATGGGAAGAGCCAGAGTGGGATGTTCATGCGGCCTTCCTTTCCTGAATAAGCCCATATAGCACCGGCCAAGATCGCTTCCTTCCGTTTCCCCGCGGTTAAATCGTAATGGGGGAGCAGAGGATGGTTCTGGAACCATGACCGCTTAAGGCCGATTCGTTCGGCAAGGGTATGAAGATCATCCATGGAGGATGAATCAGCTACAAGATGACAGCTTTGGTTATAGGGCCACTTCTTGGTGGGCACACAGGGGCGGAGTGGATCGACGTAGATGCTCATATATGATCCAAGGTTTCATATAGATCTGGATCGATATCGACATCAAAAAAACCTTGGCGGCCAATCACCGGCACCGGTTCGCGGAGAGCTATAACATTTTCCAGAATCCAGGCAAAACGCCCGGGGGCGTAATAACCAACCGCCCGCTCCAGGGGAGATAATGAGGCGGCTAATCCCTCTGTGATCTTCACGGAGCCGCCTAAAACACATACGGCGACAACTGCACCTTTGGGGAGTCGGTCCATGATCATCCCGTTGCTGCGCATGAATTCACGGATTTCAGGGGTTCGCCATGCATCAGCCAGTACTTCTTTAAGGGTATATTTTGTCGAACATATAGCCAGGGGCTGACCAATGAATGCTTTTGGCGGTGCCCAGGATCTTGTTTCAATTTGCTTTCCGCCGGCGGCGATCAGAGATGCCCACGGTTGCCAGAGAGATATTGCTTTCATGTATTTCCTCCTGTTTAAATAATCAAGCAGCTTTGCTAAGTACAGATGCTCGCAGCGTATCCAGTGGACTCGGAACATCCGATTGTTGCTTAATACAATGCAGATAGATCATGGTTGTTTTTGGGGTGCTATGCCCTAAGAGTCTCTGCAGGCGGATGATCGCCACTTCCTGGGCGTTGCCGGCGCTCTCCAGCCAGTGTGTGGCGTAGCTGTGACGGAAAGTATGACATCCAGCCTTTTTCATCACTCCTGCATCACGAATAGCGCGACCAATCCGCTTCTGCACAGCAGACTCATGGACGTGCCATAGTTTCCCGAGCCAGGCCGGATTCGCCGGACGCCCCTCATGTTTTCTGACCGGACCACTTGCCGGGAACACCCAGAACCAGCCCTGTTCATAAGGTATTTTGGGATACTTCCGATCAAGTGCATCCGGCACCGAAACAGGCACCCGTTGTTGAGAGTACTGCTCCCAAACAACTCGATTATTTCGCAGATGTTTTTGCATCGGAATGACAACGTCTTCCGGCATGGATACAATGCGTGACTTCATCCCCTTGCCGTCCCAGATAGTTATTTGCCTACGGTCAAAATCAAGATCTTTTACTCGTAAAGCGCAGACCTCACCCACTCGCATTCCGCACCCATACATCAACTGGCCCCACAACTCTCCCAATCCTTCCAGATTGTCCAGCACTGCCTGGACTTCCTCACGGCTGAACACAACAGGTATGCGTGAAGGGCGGGAAGACCGGACAAAAGAGGAAATGTCGCCAAGGTCATTTTTCAATACCCGCTTGCAGAGATAAATGATTGAACACAAGGCCTGCTTCTGCGTGGATGCCGCAACATGATGTTTAACAGCCAATTCAGTAAGATAAGCGATGACCTTATCTTCTTTGGTTTCTTCAGCCGGGCGGCACCGGATATACCTCATGAATTTGGCGACCCACCCAAGGTAGGACTTGATGCTTTTGGGGCTTTTTCGCTGCATCATCATGGTTTCGCGCATCTTTTTGATTGTTTCATTCGGATTCATGATGTCCCTCCTTGGATGGTTATCTAGCCATTGTGGCGATCTAATAGATGTTATGTCACTCTGCAACAGCTTCGTAAATTAAGTCCGGCTTGTTCCTGCCTGCAATCCGCCCACAACCCTCGCAGGGATGATTTACGTGGTTCAAGCAACCACTGTGGCTGCATGGTTCGCCTTCGGCTGGAGTCTCAAGCTGCACCATGCTTATGATTTCAGTGCTACCATCTGTCTTGAGTCGTGAAGTACATTTTACCGTGTGATCTCCACCGGGCCTGCCATAGTCAATGGCTATAAATATCTGGTTCGCGGCTCTTGACATGATATATCTCCTTTGAAACGGTCTTTCGTGACATAACCAGCTTTTTCGACACAGACGGCGATAAGGCCGCCGCTGGTCAAAGCTGATCGTTATCTGTCTACCCCGGCAGTTTCTGCAATTCGCAACAGGATATTGCGGAATGCCTCCGGGGTTGCGTTTCTGATCCTGGTCTTATCCTTGCCGCCGACCATTGCCATCATTCCGATTCGCCTGGCCTTCTCGTAGCCGTACCGCTCCAGGGCTACCGGGTGAATTCGCTGGCCGGACGTTCCCCATGTCAGTGTTGGCAGTGCGACGCAACAGGCATACAGCCAAGTCGCTTTCCTGCTCATGTGGCCGTAGTGACCTTGTTCGACATAGCAAGTGTACCCGCCGAAATCGTCAGCCTTCACCCATCCGCCACTTTTCGGCGGGGTTGTCAGCCCGAAGAAGCGCCAGGCGTGAGAGTGTGCCGGATGCTCCAGAATGCCGCCGTAATTCCGTACCGCCGTCAAAGCGGAAGCAAAGCAGCCACCATCCTCACCAAGTCGGTACTGGTTCGGTTTATTCGGAGCTCCATGCCAGTACCGGCCCCAACGCTGGCAGGGCGGGTGTGCTACAACCGGCAGCGGCCCTTGGTATTTCCGGGCGTCCCTCACTTCGTCCCATGGGTCAACGCCAGGTATTCCGAAATATGCGCCGTCTGTTTCCACAAATAATGCCGCTACCATAAACCCTCCTACGACAGATAACAAAACGTAGCAGCAGCCGGAAAGGCCGCTGCTGTACTCAAGCCGTTGTACTACTCTTGCACTTTCGGTATATGATCCCCGCAAGTATTTCTGTAGCCATCAGGAGTGGGAGTACCACACGTTGCCGCTCTCCAGCAATCAGGCTCGTCACAAGCGGCCCATATTGA